GAACTTAATTTTAAATATCCGGAACATCAAAAATATATAACAGATAGAGAGTATGAAGAGAAAAGAGATGAGATGTTAAAAGGAACTCAACCTTATACTTTAAAAGGTTTTGAAAAACAAAGGAAGGAAAAAAATGGCAGATCCGAATAAGTTTAAATCTGTATCCGTGCCGATTGATACTTATAAGAAGTTAAGTTATCTAGCAGATGGAAAATTTTTAGATGCGAAGTTAACTATTAGTAAAACAATTGAAGCGTTAGCAACACGTGCAGCAAAGAAAACAGGATACAAAAATGGAAAAACAAAAGATTAAGGTGATATGTGATCATTGCAAAGGCAATGGTTATTTAAGGGAGAGTAATGGTTCATATACAGAAGTACATCAATGCCCAACTTGTAATTCACAAGGTGAGGTAGTAGCCGAGTTGTATGAGCAATTAGTTAATGATGAAATTGTTAACAAGGATGCAACTGTTAAAACATTACAAGATTTATTAGTCGAAGTAGATAAGGCTAGACTACAATGAATCCAGAAGAGGCGGCATATATTGCAGGGCTCTTTGATGGTGAAGGGACCATTACTTATAAAAAATATCCGGAACGTAAGAAAAAAGGTAACAAAGTTAACACCTATAATTGTTGGCGTATCTCTATGGAAGTTGCAATGACCGATCAATCTGTTTTAAATTGGTTACATCAAACATTAGGAGTTGGCACTTTAACTTCTAAAAAAGTTAATGGTAAACGTGTGGATGGTACCCCTTATCTTAAACAATGGAGATGGCGTTGTACATTTAGGGATGCATACTATGTCTGTCTTTTGATATGGCCTTATGCACATACCAAGTTATCAAAGATCAACAAAATTTTAGAACATTATTATACTTTAAAACAAAATAATATTGTTGACATAAGAGATTATAAGGAGAGTTTAGTTAAATGAAAAATGTAAATGATGTAATAGACGAATATTGTATAGAAAAATATGGACATAGAGATTGGAGTTATTTAAGAACCGGTGATCGTAAATTAGATAACTGTATAAAAAAATGTTTAAAAGAAAACAATCATACTATTGAAGATGGTATTGTTATATGGCACGCTTTAGATAAATTTTTAAAAGACTTAAAAGAAGGTCGGTTTGGATTAAAACATTGATGATAAAAATTTTTTTTGTGATGTTAGTATTATTGACCGGGTGTGTTAAGGATTATGATTTTAATCCCTATACCACTGTACTGAAACAATTATTAAATGATAAGAAATAATAAATTTATATACCCAAAGACGGTTCGAGAAGCGATTGAAGGTAAGCGTCATTATAATATTAATGATAAAGAAAAGTTACCAAGTGTTACAACTATATTATCAGCGACTGAACCGGCCGAGAAGAAGGAAGGATTAAAAAGGTGGCGCGAGAAGATGGGAGAGGCTAATGCGACGCGGATCGTGGATGAGTCTGCAGCTAGAGGGACCGCGATGCATAAGATACTTGAGATGTATATCCTTGATAAAGGTTATTTGGATGAGACCAACGTTGGAAAACAGGCCCATAATATGGCTGTAAGGGTCATAGAGCAGGGTCTATGCAATGTTCCGACATACTACGGCACAGAATGTACTTTGTACTATCCTGGGCTGTATGCGGGGCAAACGGATCTTGTTGGGATACACAAGGGTACGGACGCTATAATAGATTTTAAACAAACGAACAAACCGAAGCGCCGAGAGTGGATCGGGGATTACTGTCTTCAATTGGCGGCCTATGCAATGGCTCATAATTTTATCTATAAAACAGAAATTACCAAAGGTGTGGTGATGATGTGTAGTAAGGACAATTACTACCAGGAATTCGTTATTGAAGGTAAGGAGTTCCAAAAATATAAACACGACTTTTTAAGGAGGGTGGATGAATACTATAAACAAAGATCAAGCAATGTTGGATAAGATAGCAAATGCTTATTACAAAGCTGAAAGTAAAGAGATAAAAGAGATGTGGAAGGAAAAGTGGTATCAAGGTGTCAAAAATGTGGCAAGAAGATATCAAGAAATGTATCCAAAAATTACATATGATAGGTTAAACAAATGAGTTTAAGATTAAGAGATTTTCAACAGATACTAGATAAGTTTAGTAATGGCAACAAAGGCACAGCTATATCAGATTGTTTTATCTATATGGAAAACGATCACGGCGGTCTTAATGAGATTGGTAAAATAGAATTACAAGAAAGTAGATTAATAGGTAAGATAAACAGTTCTTCAGCTTGGCGTATAGTGTTGAAGAAGGATCCAAAGTACCTTCACTTACAATCTACCACGTATAGTAAATGATTTCCTCGGGGAACGGGGTGGAAGCGAGAGTGGAAACCCTGTAAAATTATGAAAAAAGTAGTAATACAAAGCAAAGATATATCACCAAAGCAGTGGTCAAACTTTATTTTAGAGTTAAATCTAATAAAAAAGTCTTGGAAACCCTATGCAACATTAGATTTACAAGGCCCTGGTGTAAAAAAAATAATAAAAATAGGCACAAAACCATACAAACTTTAGAATCATTCTAAAGTGTTCCGCACATAAGGGGAATTCTAGGGTAATTTTTTTTTTCAGTGATCACTTTTTATTGGTGGCACAGTGGCACAAAGTCCAAATTTGACCTATTATCGTTGGTATTATTGACTAATAGGTGTGCCAAAGGGTCGTTTTTTGGTGGCACAGTATGGCACACTTGACAGTATTGTTGAATAGTAGACGATTTTGCTCTGGCACACCCCTAAAAGTATGGTTAGTATATGCAGTGACTGCATAGGTGTTAAATAAGCATTGGTATTGGCTGTTTATTTTTATGTACTCGGCGCGCGAAGGATTTTTTGGTTTTTGTAAAAACAAATTTGCCTAAAAATTCCCCTATAGTATAAGGATTGATATGAGAAAACTTAAAAAATCAAAATACAAATCTGTTGTTATTAAAAAGAAAAGATATTATTTCTACAAAATCACGTGGTTGGATATCACGGGTGACAGCGGGCACGCTGATTTACATTCAGCATTGGGATTTATGCCATCAGAGATGATAACTCACGCATATCTTTTAAACAAAGATAAAAAGAATATTAGAACCTTTGCAAGTTATGAAGTGAATGATGAGTTATTTTCTGATAGGAATGTTTTTCCAAAAGGGTGTATAATACGTATGGAGAAAATAAATGAAAAATAAAAAATTTAGTTATGATGGTAGATCAAGACCTACCAATGATTTATATAAAGAAAATTTTAATAGGATTTTTAATCCCACATTGACAAAGAATATGCCTAATGTAAAATGGGATCAACTTCCACCAAGGAAAGGGCCAGACTCAAATGGAATACAAACCAGTTATAAACAAGTGGGCACTAGTAAAAAAGTTTCCAAGAAGATTATATAGTAAAATTATTTCTGAATTGAATCACTATCAAGGTTTGATTCTATTACTGATTCTTTTATCTCTTCTTCTGGGGTAATATTAATTAAAGTTTTGTGATCATCTAAAATTTGTTTCATTTTAGATTCTAATTCTTTCTCTGACATATTATCTAAATTTCCGGATAAGACTAACTTCTGATCCACATATAAACCACCCGCTTTACCTCTTGCAATCTCTGCGTTAATCGCAGCACTCCAGGCCCCTTTAGCTCGCGCATCTTCTCGTAGCTTTGCTAGTTCGCTAATGTGTTTTTCAAAATTAATCCCGTATTTTTCTTGTATCTCTGCACGCAACTCACCAATGTATTTAACAACCAATGGTGCAATTTTAGGATTTCGTAGCTCGCTCGCAGCCTGACGGGGTCTAGTCTTGTATCCTGCCTCATAAGCACACTCGCTCGGGCTCTTGCGCCCCTCGTTGTATACTAGTAATTCTGCGAACTTTTGCTGTCGTTCTGTTAAGTTTTTTGGTAATCCCATAAACTTGACTTTTAGCGTAAATTACCGTATAAATCAACTGCATTAATAGTAAACCTTATGAGGGGTGGCTTACGACCTACCTTGCTTTGCAATTGGTACTGATACTGACCCCTCTTTTACTTCATCAAATCTTCTTATTTGGCAATCATCATCTAAATAACACTCATCACTCCGCTCGCCCACCCATTGTATTATTTCTTTTGCAAAGTCGTCTGCAGTAAGTTCACCATTTAAAATAC